TTTCGATAAAATCTTTTCAACTTATACTGGACAGTTTATCACTGTAACTGGTATACCCAGTTCAGGCAAATCAGACTTTGTAGACCAAATGTGTGTGGGTTACAATAGTAGTTACGGTTGGAAAACAGCATTTGCATCTCCTGAAAATGTACCTACATATTTACATGCGCATAAGCTAATGCGTAAGACTTGGCAGCGTATGCCTAGTAAAGAAGATATCGGTACAGACAAGTGGAACCAAGTAGCAGATCATTGCAATAGTAATTACTTTCACATTGATATGGAGCGATATACGCTAGAGTCAGTCCTTAAAAAAGGTGCCGAGCTAGTTAAACGTAAGGGTATCAAGTGTTTAGTGATTGATCCTTTTAATAAGATCAGAGACGTCGACTGTAAAACAGAAGATGTTAACCGCTACACGATGGAATATCTAACTAAGATAGAAGTGTTTGCAAAGAAATACGACGTGTTGGTTTTTGTGGTTGCACACCCAACAAAGATGTATAAAGACAAAGATGGTAAGATTGAAGAACCTACTATGTACAGTATTAAAGGCGGTGGTGAATGGTATGATGCTAGTTACCACGGTCTGTTAGTTCATAGAGATTACGAAAACAAAACTGTTAAATGTAAGGTGTTAAAGGTTAAGTTTCAAAACCTTGGTGAGAACCAAGCTGAAGCTCATTTTAAATGGGAGCCTAAGTCAGGATGTTTTATTCCTCATGAGTCTCCAGTTGAAGATGAAGACCCAATGCCGTGGGAATAAAAGGTAGAAAAAGTAAAATGAAAGAATACACTAGGTCTGCGAAAGAGGAAGCTGCTTGGTACTGGTGTTTTAAAAACAATTTACTAATTCAACCAAGACAAACAAAAGCAAACGAAAGTTTGTGGTATATAGATATTCATAAAGGACCTGTTGGCAGAAGGAAAGTTATTGGAACAAGCCCTGAGCCTTACACGTCTACAGAGATATGGAAAAAGGTTAGCGAGTATCAATTATACTATTATAATAAATATAACAATGAGAAGTAATTTTATAAATGCAAATGAAGCTTATGAGTATTTTCTTGATAAAATAATACTTGAAGGCGTAGACTTTGATGATACTAAAGCTTTGTTTAATGTTGGCTTTACTATGGAAAATCCTATGGATAACCATATAACTAATGTTGAAAGAGAGTGGAGCCAGAAGTATGCAAGAGCAGAGTGGGACTGGTATTTATCTCGCAACCCTAGTATAAATAAGCTAGGTGAGATATATGGTAAGATACCTCCAATATGGAAAAAGATGGCCGACGAAGATGGCCATGTAAATTCTAATTATGGATACCAGATATTTAGGAAAAATCAGTTACATTACGTAGTAGAAAAATTAACTAACAATCCTAATACTAGACACGCGGCTTTGAGTATATATGACGGCAAAGAAAACGCAGAATATGCAACAGACACACCATGTACTTACGCAATACAGTTTACGGTACTTGACAATAGACTGAACATGTCCGTCTATATGCGTTCTAATGATCTCTGGTACGGCTTTTGTAATGATCAATATCAGTTTTCAAAGATACAAGAGATGGTATCTAAGATGTCAGGATATGAGATCGGAACATATTACCACCACGCACACAACTTACACTTATATAATAATAAAATAAATTAAAAAAATATGTATTATTTATACCATATTCCAGGTAAAAAGATAGGTGTTACACGTAATCTTAATACCCGCGTAACTCTTATACAAGGTTATAAGAAGGGAGAATATGAGGTTCTTGAGCAGTCAGATGATGTTAACTACATATCTGAACGCGAAATAGAACTTCAAAAGTCTTACGGGTACAAGGTTGACATACGTAAATACAATGAATTAAATTTTAAATCTAAATTAAATACTATGAAAATCAACTCAACAGAGCAAACAACTACTTTCCCTTGCCCGGTAGATAAATTAAAAGGGCAGTTAATGGATAACGTTGGTTTATCCTGGAACACGCCACACGGTGATTTTATAATAACAAAGGAAAATATACCTTGGTTAGTTAGCAACGCTAAAGTATCTATGTTCACTAAAGAAAAATGCTACATATATAACAAAGCTTTTCAAGGTGAGTTTCACGATGTTGTTGAAGACTTCAAAGATGATGATGTAGAAACTAAAGAGCAAAACATATTTGATCTTATACGTAAGTGGGGTAAAGAACGTGGTATACACAAAAGAGGTACATCACAAGTTCAATACATAAAGCTTATGGAAGAAGCCGGCGAGCTTGCTGAAGCCTTATTAAAAGACGATGACGAAGAAATTGTTGACGCTATCGGTGATATGGTCGTAGTTTTGACTAACTTAGCACATCTAGAAGGCGTTCGCATTGAGCATTGTATTCAATCAGCATATGATGTTATCAAGCACAGGAACGGCAGCATGAAACGTGGAACCTTTGTAAAAGAGACAAAATGAAAATAAGAACTAAAGACCAAGTTGTATTATCCGTATTAAAGAAAATGGATGAACGTAGTTTAGTTGGCCAAGATAAGTATGGCGCAACAATGATGCAAGAGATAGTTGGTGAGAAGAAAGATCTAAGAAGATTTTTAGTTGACGTTCAAGAAGAACTAATGGATTCTTTATTATATCTTGAAGCTGCAAAGCTTTGTTTATCAGACGAGATAGAAGAAGCTGCATTAAAATTTGTACAACAACGTGAGGGCTATTAATAAAAAAAACTTCAGAAAGAAGCCTCGCAAAAAAGGTCCTGTTGTATCTAGGAAAGTTAAATACGACGGTATAACCTTTGCATCTGGCCTTGAGAAGTATATGTATATAGCTTTGAAAAAAGCTAAGGTTAAAGCTAAGTATGAAGGTGAGACATTTGTTTTGGTCAACGGGTTTCACTTTGATAATCAAGTATTTGAGCGACAGTCTAATGGTAAAGGAGACTTTACTAACAGAGGTTGTAAAAGAATATTACCTATTAAGTATACTCCTGATTTTATAGGAGAGGACTTTATAATAGAAACTAAAGGCAGAGCTAATGATTCGTTTCCTATGAGATGGAAATTATTCAAGCAGCTTGTTGTTAGGCAGTTTCCAGGAGTTACACTATATAAACCACAAAATCAAAAAGAATGCGACACCACGGTAGAGTTGATCCTGCAGAAGCAAAAAGGATAGCAAGAAAAAGATACGCCGAAAGAAAGGTAGATAAGTGGATTAAGTGGAGCTGGAAGATGCGAGGCAAAATCCTTATGAGAGAATTAATTGAACAACAAGAAAAATACGGTATAAAATGTTAGATAACGAGGAAAGAGATTACGACTGGAAGTTAGAGTTTGGCTTTTACCCAGGTATATTGCTAGGCATGAGATCATACCGTGAAGATGGTTACACTATCCACGTTTTGTATTTCCCGTTTGTTGAATTTGCATTAACAGTTTATAATTAAGATATGTCATTATTTGAAGAAAGAATACCATATAAGCCCTTTGAGTATCCACATTACTATACAGAAGGATGGTTAAAACAAGCACAAGCGTTTTGGTTACACACAGAAATATCTATGCAAAATGATATTAAAGACTGGAACGAAAAGCTTAATGATAAAGAGAAAAGTTTAGTAGGTAATATATTACTTGGCTTTGCTCAGACCGAGTGTGCAGTGTCAGATTACTGGACACAAAAAGTAGTTGGCTGGTTTCCAAAGCATGAGATACAACAAATGGCTATGATGTTTGGTTCACAAGAAACAGTTCACGCTGTAGCTTACAGCTACCTGAACGAAACATTAGGTCTTGAAAACTATGAAGCTTTTTTACACGAAGACGCTACTGCTGATAGGTTTAATAACCTTGTAGCATATGAAGGTAATGGTAGGGTAGGTATAGGTAAATCGTTAGCTATATTTTCTGCGTTTGCTGAGGGTGTTAGCCTATACTCTGCCTTTGCCGTATTATACTCGTTTCAATTACGTAACATGTTAAAAGGTATTGGTCAACAAATGAAATGGTCTGTACGTGATGAGTCACTACACAGTAAAATGGGTTGCCAATTATTTAGAGATATGTGTGCTGAAGACGAGCACTTACTTGAGTTATGTAGAAAAGACGTTATTAAAGCTGCAGAGACTATGGTAGAGCTTGAAACAAAATACATACACAAGATGTTTGAAGCTGGAGATGTTGAAGGCATAGCAGCAGAAGACCTTATAAACTTTATTAGAAAAAGAGCTAATGAAAAACTCGTTGAACTTGGATATGAAAAGCTTGGTAATCTTTTTACATACGACTCTGCTTCAGCAGATAATCTTAATTGGTTCTATCACTTAACTGGTGGTGTTACACACACAGACTTTTTTGCGATACGACCTACAGATTATTCAAAAGCAAA